AAGGTGACGGTGAAAGTGGACAAGCGCAAGTCCGTTTAGATGGTGCAAAAATGGCAGACAGAAACGAGAAAGGACAGTTTATGCCAGGCAGCGGCGGCGGCCCCGGCAGACCTAGGCGCGCAACTGAGGCTGAATACCTTGACGCACTAATCGAGGTCACTCCGCTTGCGGCATGGAAACGCATCGGGCGCAAAGCTGTGCAACAAGCAGAGCGCGGCGACGCACAAGCGCGGCGCTGGTTGTCCGAGTACTTGCTGGGCAAGCCACAAGAGCGCATGGACGTAACGAGCAACGGTGAAAGTATTGTCAGGGCGCAAGACCTAACAGATGACGAACTCGCAGCCATTATTGCAAGTGGCATCCAACGAACTGTTGACCCGGCGTAAAGCGCGGCGGTGCGTCCTTGACTTCACAACTGCCACGAAGCCCGATTACCAGATCAACTGGCACCATGCGGCATTGTGCGCGGCACTTGACAAGTTCGTTGCTGGCGACATTAAGCGTCTGATGGTGTTCATGCCACCCCGTCATGGCAAGTCGGAGCTTGTGTCCAGGCGGCTACCGGCCTACATCCTGGGGCGTCTTCCAGACGCGCAAATTATCGCCTGTTCGTACTCCGCAGACCTCGCGCAACGCATGAACCGGGACACACAACGCATCATTGACGACCCGCGCTATCAGGCGCTATTCCCTGGCACGCAGCTATTCGGCGCCAACATCCGCACGGTGGCACAAGGAACTTACCTTCGCAACAGTGACATATTCGAGGTAGTAGGCCATCGAGGCACCTACCGCAGCGCGGGCGTAGGCGGCGGCATCACGGGCATGGGTTTTGACTTTGGCATCATAGACGACCCGGTCAAAAATCGGGCTGAGGCTGAAAGTCGCACGTATCGAGAGAGCCTGTGGGAGTGGTACACGTCAACATTCTACACTCGCGCTGAAAAGGATGCGGCGATCCTCGTAACATGCACCCGCTGGCACCAAGACGACTTAGCGGGGCGCTTGCTTGAATACGCCAAGGGTGATGACGGCGACGATTGGACGGTTATCGACTTCCCGGCGATCAAAGAGGATGACCACGATCCCGCCGATGTGCGCGCAGTAGGCGATCCGCTGTGGCCTGACAAGTACAACGCGGATAGGCTGGCCAAGATCAAGGCGGTGCTAGGCTCGTATCAGTGGAGCGCACTGTACCAGCAACGGCCCACCCCCGCCGAAGGTGGCATGTTCAAGCGGCATTGGTTCGAGATCGTTGACGCACTGCCAACCACCGGACAATGGGCGCGCTGGTGGGACAAAGCGGCAACGTCCAAAGGCGGCGACTACTCGGCGGGCGTGCTCATGTTCGCCAGCGGTGGCACGTTCTACGTGGTTGACGTACAGCGCGGGCAATGGTCAAGTGGTGAGCGTGACACGGTGATAAAGCAAACGGCGGCAATCGACGCCGGTCGTACAGGCGGGACGTGTATGACCTGGACAGAACAGGAACCCGGTTCAAGTGGCCTGGAAGTGGCGCAAGCGTTTATCAAGCTGTTGGCGGGCTACTCCGCAGGGTACGAGCCTTCGACAGGTAGCAAAGAGGTGCGGGCTATGCCGTTTGCGGCACAGTGCGAAGCGGGCAACGTCAAGCTACTGCGCGGGGCGTGGAATGCGGCATACCTTGACGAAGTAACGAGCTTTCCGTTTGGCACGAACGATGACCAGGTAGACGGTTCAAGCGGTGCGTTTGGCAAGCTGGCAAATGCTCCTTGGCTGATGTGGTGATATGTGCTCGAAATTCGCTGCGCACACACCGACGACAAGGCGCAACAATGCGGGCGGTTCCTGGCGCGATTGTCGGGTGGCGTGCTCGAAATCTACTGCCCGCGGTGTAAGGAATACCACCCCGTCGCAGTTGTGGATATAATCAGAGAGACGGTGAAAGAGATACCGTCTAATGGCAAGGTTCAAGACGTGAGGCTGTTTTTGTAACCCCTTGACACACCGCACATTTCGTGATAGACTAGACACGACGGGCGAACATAACGCAATGGCCTGATGGCCTCCCGTCGCCACTGTTTGCATTTATGCCCCGCTGGGATTCCAGCGGGGTTTTTTGTTATCCACTTACCGCATGATCGACAACTACAGCGGCCTACTCCAGTTTTACGCACAATATAACCAGCAAGCGAAGCGGTTGGAGCTTAAGAGCATCTCCAACCAATCCCCCGCCGACTTCCTGGCCGGTGTTGACGTTGACGATGCGCCTGAGGCAAACGTAAACACCTACTACACGCGCACGCCGTGGCTGTTTCGCGGGATCGAGTTGCGCGCGAATGCGGTGGGCGCTATGCCGTTTAGGATCATGCGCGGCGACGTGGAAGTAGACAACAGCGAAAAGTGGACAAACGCGGTCGGCTTCCTCCCTGACCCCGGCTCCCTGTTGTGGCTCACTGAGGCGGCATTGTGCTTGTGGGGCATGGCGTACTACTGGCGCGAGAAAAACCGCGTCAAGGGGCTACCCTTGCGCTACATCGTGCCTAGCACAATCGAGCCTGTCATCACTGAAACAGCGGGGCTTACGGGCTTCTGGCGTACCCCTGGCGCAACGCGCAAGTGGGCAACCACCGACGATGTGGTGTACCTGTGGAAGCCAGACCCATACGTAGAGATCGGCCCTCCGCAGTCCAGCCCCGTCATGGCTGCTATGTCGGCGGCCGGTGTGCTGTTCAACATTGACGCATTCGCGGCGGCCTTCTTCCAGCGCGGCGCGATCAAAGCGACGATGTTGACGGTCGAGGGCAACCCCGCCGAACCTGAGAAAGATCGTCTCAAGGATTGGTGGAAGCGCGCAGTAGGCGGGATCAACAACGCATTCAATGCCAACGTTTTCAGTATGTCGGTGAAACCCGTCACGGTAGGCGAGGGGCTAGAAAGTCTCACGAACAGCGTGCTCACCGCAGACAAGCGCGCGGACGTGGCGACGGCGCTGGGCATACCGCAGACGATCCTATTTAGCGCGGACGCCGGCGGGCTTGGCGGCGGCGGCGTGGTGCGCCAGGATGATGTGCATTTTTACGACAAAACGGTCGTACCCGAATGTCGGTTCATCGCGGGCGTACTCAACACGCAGATATTCGCTCCCCTGGGCCTGCGGCTGGCATTCATGCCTGAGACGCTTGACGTATTCCAGGCCGATGAGAACAACCGGGCGGCGGCCTTTGCGGCTTACGTAGGCGCGGGCCTTCCCAAATCGCTCACGGCTGAAATGCTGGGGTTGGAGTTGCCCGAAGGTTGGGAGTATGCGGACTTAGACCCGGAGGAACCGGAACCCGAACCAATGGCGCCAGCGACCCCCGGTGAACAGCCCGCGGCGCTGCAGGATGCGCAACCGGGCGAGGACGTGAACAGCCAGGTTGACGCCATTGTCGTCGGCCTGACGAAAGCGGCGGTAGACGACTTGCGCGCATGGCGGCGCAAGTCCCACAAGCGCGGCAAGCTGGCAGAGTTTGAGAGCGCGACAATCCCGGTTGACGTGATGGATGCGATCAAGGCGCGTTCAGACAACGGCTGGCGCCAAGCGATGGACGAGGCAATCGACGGCGCGCAGCCGGTGGCAGTCCCACCCGCGCAAGTTGAAACCGTCGCACTTGTTGACGCACTGCGCGCCATGACGGAGGCATTGTTAAAAGATGCCTAATCCCACTGGTGTTGACGTTGTGGTGAGTGTAGCCGATTGGATGAAGGTGCAGGGCATCGCGGTACCCGGCGACTTGGCGCTAAAGATTGCGGAGCTAAAGTCACGTGGCGGCTGGGAGCGCATCATTTGGGATGATGTGCGCGAGTTCTACTACCAGGAGCAGAGCGTTGGTGACTTTATCGACAGTATGACAGGCACCATCGAAAGCCAGTTGACCCGCGCATGGAATGACGGAATGCGCGCCAATGGCCTTGACCCGGCCAAAGACATGACACCGGAGTTTGAGGCAGAGCTGCAAGCGATCATTGATGAGGAATACAACCACGTCCTAGACTTTGCGCAGGCAATCGAGGATGCACGGCGCGACGGTACGCCAGTCGCGCAACTGCGCACCCGCACGGAGCTATGGCCGGCGCGATACGACGATGTGACCAACCGGGCCATGATTGCCACCAAGCCAGATGACCGGTTCGAGTGGGTGCTAGGCGCCACGGAACAACACTGCTCCACTTGTGCGGCGCTTAACGGTCATGTGGCGACGGGCAAGGAATGGGAAGAAAGCGGTTACCACCCGCAAAGCCCACCGAATGATGCGTTAGAATGCGGCGGCTGGCGCTGTGACTGCAAGTTTGAGCCGACAGACAAAGCCAGCATGGGAGTACCCAGCGTATGAGCGACGAAACGACAATGACACCCCCGGTCGATTGGCAACCGGGCGACGAACTTAAAGCGGGCCGGCGCTTGCAGTCCAGCATGGTTAAGCGGCTTGAGGAAGCAATCTTGACGCTTGACGAGCTGCGCAAGTTCGCAACTTACGACGACCAAGAACCGGGCGAGCCTGACATGCCTGACCAGCCCGACACCGAAGCGACGAAGGCAATCGACGTTGTGGCGCTTGGCGGTGAGCTAAAGTACCTCGGAGAAACAGCTGAGGGCGTGCACGTTGGCGGCTACATCGTCATGTTTGGCGACAAAGAGCATACCGACCTGAGCCGGTCGCGCGACTTTTTCAACAAGTCCACAGACTACGATTTGGACGATGACGGCACGGCGCGCGGTTCAATCTACTTTCACCATAGGCAACCACTTGCCACGCGAGACGGAGGCGAGGTATCCATAAAGCGCAAGATCGGCAAAGGCAAGATCACCGGGATTGACGAGGTTGGCGTGCTAGTTGACGCGATCATATTCAATCGCACGGAGTACGAAAAAGCCGTAGCCGATAACATCAAGCACATGGGTTGGTCATCGGGTACTGCCCCGCATCTTGTCGAGCGCGAGCGGCAAGACAACGGCAGCAACCTAATCACCCGCTGGCCTCTAGGCGCTGATTTGTCGCTAACACCGATACCCGCCGAACCGCGCACGCGTGTTCTTTCGCTCAAAGCATACATGGACGAGGCAATCCCCTACGTCAAGGCGCTACTACCACAGGATGCCGCACAACAGGCGGTATCGGTAGACGCGACGAAGGCAACGCCAAGCCCACAAGCTGAGACGGCAACCAATCCTGACAATGGAGATTATGACATGACCCCTGAGGAAATCCAAGCCTTGATTGCGCAGACGACCAAAGCCGCAATCGACGGCTACGAGGCAAAGCTGGCCGCTGCGCCAGCAATCAACCCGGCTGGTGTGCTCACGCAACCCGCCCAAGTCAAGTCGAAGCCCGAAGCGTTCAAGAGCTTGGGCGAACAGCTTGATGCGATCCGTCGCGCCAGCACCCCCGGTTACTCGGTGGATCGGCGCCTGACCGAGCAAAAAGCCATCAGCGGCATGAGCGAAACCGTCACCGAGGACGGCGAGTATCTCGTACAGACCGACTTCAGCACCGAACTGCTGAAACTGGCGCACGAAACCGGCCTCCTAGCAAACCGCGTTCGGCACATCCCGGTAGGCCCCAATGCAAACGGCCTTAACATCAACGCCGTGGCTGAAACCTCCCGCGCGACCGGATCCCGCTGGGGAGGCGTGCAGGTCTACTGGCGCGAGGAAGCAGGCACCGTCACGAATAAGCAGCCGGCCTTCCGACGTATGAAGCTGAACCTCAACAGCTTGATGGGTATCTGCTATGCTACCGATGAACTCCTGAGCGATGCGACGGCCCTGGGCAGTGTCATTCAGCAAGCCTTCGCTGAGGAGTTCGGCTTCGCGATTGACGACGCGATCATCCGCGGCTCCGGCAACGGGCAACCGCTGGGCATCTTGAACAGCTCGGCCTATGTGAGCGTCACGAAGGAAACCAACCAGATCGCGGACACCATCGTTTGGGAAAACATCGTCAAGATGTGGAATCGGCTGTGGTCAAAGTCCCGGCCCAATGCGGCATGGTTCGTTCACCAGGACGCGCTGCCCCAATTGCAAACGATGGGCATGGTCATCGGCGTAGGCGGCGTACCCGTGTACCTCCCCGCAAGCGGGGCGGCTGGCGCTCCGTACAGCACCCTCATGGGCCGGCCCGTCATCGAGATCGAACAGGCCGACACCGTGGGCGACCAGGGCGACATTATGCTCTTGGACCTGTCGCAGTACCTGATGATCGACAAAGGCGGTATGCAGGCCGACAGCTCCATCCATGTGCGCTTCTTGTACGGGGAGAATACTTTCCGGTTCATCCTGCGCACCGATGGGCAGCCGATCTGGAATAGCCCGTTGACGCTGTTCAACAGCAGCACCACGGTCTCCCCGTTCGTGCTCTTGGATGCGCGCGCGTAGGCGCAAGGAAGTGAAACTATGGGAACTCTAGCAATTCCGAGTGAACTGCATTTCGTGAAGGGACTCGACCCCGTGGCCGACTTCAACAATGGCACTGTCTACAGTGACATTATCGAGGTGGGCGGTGAGGGCATCTTCTTCCTGTACTACAAAGGCGTGTCGGCTGGCGCTGACGCTGCGGTACTGACCGTGCAAGCCTGTTCTACCATTACGGCAACTGCGACCTCCGCGGTGCCGTTCTGGTACAAGCAAATCGCCACGACTGACAGCGGCTGGACAGCAGCCACCGCAACCGGCTTTTCCGTCACACCGGGCAGCAGCGACATGTACATGGTCGCGGTGCCGAAAGACGTGATGGCTTCCAGCGGCTACAAATACGCCCGGCTGGTTTGTACCGAAGTGGCTGACATCGCCGTTGTTGGCTGCATCGTCGCCTGCGTCTATGGCCTGCGCTACTCGCCCCAGCCGGTCAGTCTGATTGACTAGCCCACCGGCTAAAGGAGCATGAGAGATGGCAGTATACAACAATCCTGGCGCGGCAGTTTCTGGCATCCTGGGAACGCGCGTTGACCGGGCATCGGCAACCCTGCCGGCCACTACGCAGACGGAGTACTTTCACGTCTACGGGGGTCGCTGCGCGGTGACGTTCCTCTTGGGAGAGGTTACCACCGCCGTCCAGGCACAAGCCGATAATATCTCGTGGGAGAGTAATCCCACAACTGGCACGACTAACGCCATGTGTGCGGTGGTCGATCTGACTGGCGCCGAAGCTGGCACGCTCATTTCAATCACCGGGACTGTGGGCGATGCGGCGATCCTGGGCAAGTCGGGCGCGGTCAAGGGGCAGTTGGCCCCCGTCGTTGTTGCGATTGGCGGGCTTGAGTTCAAGACCTCGGCTACCAACAGCGGCGCGACCAAGTGGAGCCTGTGGTATATCCCACTGGATGACGGCGCCTACATCCAAGCGGTTTAGTGGATATGGCGGGCGGGCGCTCGTGGCCCGCCCGTTGGAGAAGTTCTATGACAACAGAATTGGCAACCATCAAAAACAATCTAGTCGTGCGAGACTCAGAGAAGCCGTGGCGATGGTTTGATGCTTTCGGCCCCAATGTCGTCAAGACAATCGTCAATCCGACGCAAAACGGCGTGCCTAGCACCACGACGATGGCCGGAGCAGTCGTTACCGTGTCAACGGCTGGCACGCTGGTATCGGTTGACAGCACTGATGGCGGCGCGCTGGCGTGGACGCCAAGCGCCACAGAAGATCAGGGATTGCAGGCACAGTGGGGAGAGGGCTTCTACCTGGGTCAAAAGTGGCCGGCCTATTTCGGTGTCCGTTTCTCGAACGTCGACGTTGACCAAGCCGATTGGATCGTGGGTCTGTGCATCAATGACACGACACTGCTCGGCGGCATGACAGACGGCGCGTACTTCCGAAGCGTAGACGCAAGCGCGGCGCTCACGTTCGTGCTCGAGAAGGACAGCGCCGAAACCGAAACGGCTGTTGCTACGCTCGTAGACGCTACCTACGTCACTGCTGAGTTTTACTTTGACGGCGACTACGTGTATGCGTACATTAACGGCACACTAGCGGCATCCGTTGCAGTCACAAACGCCAACTTCCCGAACGATGAACACCTAGCGGCTGCTATCGCGCTCCTGACCGGTGAAGCGACCGCCAACACGCTCAACATCGCATGGATGCGGGCTATCCAAATCCAGTTGGCGTAAAGAAGTGGGCGGGTGCTTGTGGCCCGCCCACACCGGCTCGTAAGCGGAATTACCGATTATGGCAATGACACTCACGCAGGACGACCTCGACGCCATCATCGCGGCGATGGACGCCGATCCCCCTGCCGTTAATGTGACGCAATGGAAGGGAGCGACGGCACCGGATGCCAGCACGTTCGCCAACGCTGGAATCTACTCATATTCTAGCACCGTTGACGATGGCTCGGACCCGCTTGACGGCGTATTTGTCCAGTGCGCGACGGACGCGGGATTTACGAACGTGATCGGCACGACCTACACGAACGCGCTGGGCGCTTTCACGGTGCGCAGTGACACGGCAGGCACGCACTACCTACGGCTGCAACTGGCCGGGTACAATTTCAGCGACCAAACGGTAACGCTCGCATGACAATATCAGGCTCGCCAGTATCGACCAACCTTTACAGCACAATCGCAACGCTCAAAGCGCGCTTGAGTATCTCGGACACCACCGACGATACCATGTTGACGTCGATCCTGACGGGCGTCTGTCGGGCGATTGACGCACACACCGGGCGGTGGTTTTGGCGTGACGCAACGGCGACGGTGCGCTACTACACCCCCAAGTATTCCGACATGCTGTACACCGACCCGATTGTATCTGTGACCTCCCTTGCCACCGATACGGTAGGTGATGGCACATGGGCAACGACCTGGGCAACCACGGATTACGTTCTGCAACCGTACAACGCCGGCGCGGATGACTGGCCTTATGACCGTATCCAGGTGACTCCGAACGGGCGCTATTCGTTCACCGATTGGCAGCGCCACGTCAAGCTGACGGCGGTATTCGGCTGGCCTTCGGTGCCATATCCCGTCACTGAGGCGGCGCTGTTGTGGAGCGAGCGACTATACAAGCGTAAAGATGCGCCGTTCGGCATCCTGGCAAGCATCGAAACGGGCGAGCTGCGGCTGCTCAAGGAAATGGACCCTGACGTAGTGACCTTGCTTTCACCGTTCAAGACCCTGGCATACTACCTATGATCGGCTTACGGTTCGAGTACAACCAGGCGCAATTCAAGAAACTATTTGGCAAGCTGGACAAGTTCGAGCGCGGCGACGTGCTGGGCCAAACGCTGGGCGAGGTGGGCGAGTTCATGCGCGGACGGCTGAAAGAGTATCCCACCTATCGGTTTGTCTCACGCCGCGCGGCTTATGGCGTGCCATTCTTCAGCGACAAACAGCGGCGCTGGTTCTTTGCGGCATTGGCCGAGGGGCGCATTACGCCGGGGCGCTCCAATCGAACGGGCGCATTGGGCGACGGCTGGCGTATCACGACAAGCGGGCCGAAACAGATTGACCTCGTGAATGAGGTACCCTATGCCAAGTTCGTGCAAGGCACAGACCCGCACCCGCACGCCGCGCAGCCGCGCATGGCCGGCTGGAAGTCGATCACCTACTGGCTGAAAGAGTTTCACAGCGAGATCGGTCGCGTCGGGATGAAGAACCTCAAGAAGTGGATTGACTCATGACCAAGGGCTTGCAGTATGCAATCGCAGCGGTACAAGACGTGATGCTGACGATCCCCGGCATCCGCTATGCGCCTGACAACCCGCCCGACATGGCAGCGCACGCGGAGGCGGTGGCAATCTGTATGGCCGGCCCTGGCATGGTGGACTATGCCAACGGCCTGACGATCTACTACCCGATGACGCTGCGGCTGTGGGTGACGGCGGCCCACAAAGACACGGCGCGCAATGATGCGCTCGTGATTGGCTACGGCGACACGGTACCCGCGGCGCTATGGGCCTCGCTGGACTTGGCAGGCACGGTGGACGCAATCGAGGCGCTCAGGATCGTGGGCTATGGCCCTTGGATGATCAACGGAATGGCCCGCTACGGGTGGGCGTTTGAAATCGACGTAAGAATAACGGTATGCTGAGGTGACAAATGGCAAGTAGCAAATTCAACAAAGCCCAGGTGGGCCTACAAACAGCATTCGGAACGGCGGTTACTCCGACAATTCAAGTGCCGTGGAAAGGCACGTATGAGGATAAGCGCCAGATACATAGCGCCGAATACGACGCGGGGACATGGACACCCACAACGATTGTCGCGGAAGTCGGCACCGAAACGGCGCTATCGTTCGAGGGTACGGCCTTCTTTGAGATGCTCCCGGTGTTGCTCAATTCGGGTTGGGAGGATGTAGCTCCCAGCGCGACGTACCTCCATACCTACGTCGTGTCCCCCTCAGCAATCGCCACACCGAAGCCGCTTACCGCGCTTGTCGGCACCGTTGGCACGAACATCGGCGGTACTGGTCCCGCGGTCAAGCTGAAAGACCTCTACCTCAAGACGCTGACCCTAAGCGCGAACATCAATGACAAAGCCGTCATGATCAAAGCAGAGATGTTCGGCACAACCTACGACCCAAACACCGCTGATGCGGGCTTTGCGTTTGCGTCCGTGGCGCTCCCTGCCACAATGGAAGTTATCAACGGGCTGAAAGGCGTGATCCGCTATCAGGATGCAACCACAACTGGCGGCGACTTCCTGACCATGACTGACTTCGATTGCACCATCCTGGATTGGGAGCTGACAATCGACACTGGCATCGAGCCTGCATGGTGCCTGACCGACGAGACGACAACCTGGAGCGCGCTTAAGTACACGCAGCCCGTTTGCACGTTCAAGCCGATTGTGCGCACCAACGCCACGACCTATGCAGCGGTCAAGGGCAAGGCAGACGCGCGCACCTATCAAGAGGTGCAACTTTACATTGCGGGCAGTTCGGGCCATGCGTTCACCGCCAATATGACCGGCCTATGGGACGTTGTGCCAACTGCGCACGATGACCAGGACGGCGAAGTTGTGATGAAACCGACCTTTATCACGCGCACCCCACACACCCAGACCACGACCCCGCATTGGTTGACGATGATTGTCAACAGTACCAACAACTGGACTTAAGCCGTATGCCACAAATCCCCCGCACGGTAACATGCCCCTATCCGGGCTTCGAGACATTTAGCGTCACCTATAACATGATGGCGACGGTCAAACAGGTTGAACACGCGGCGGCTTCGATGGGCGCCGGGCCTGAGGTTGACCGAAGCAATGTCATTATGGATATGCACGGCTGGCCTGACACCGAATACCCAGGCGGCCCGTTTGGCGAAAACGCGCCGATGGCGGTGCTCGTTTGGACGCTGCGCACTGGCTACGGAAAGGCGGTTGCGGAGTACATCAATGACCCTTTCTCAGCGACAGGATAACCGGATGGATTGAAGCTCTCGCGCGCGGGCGCCTCGTGACCGTGCCTGACGAATACGCTGATTTGGTGCTAATCCCTGCCCTGCTACACATTGACCCGCTGGTATTTATGGACTATCCACCCGCCATGCAATACAAGATACGGACGCTCTTGACCTTCTACATCGCACAGGGAGGCGCATTCAATGGGCGCGGCTGAACTGTCCTTTATCGTCAAAGCGATTGACCAGGCAAGCGGGACGCTATCGCACGTCAATGGCGAAATCGACGGCATGGCGGGCAAGTCCGGCAAGTTGGGCGGGATACTCAAGGGCGGGCTAATGCTAGGTGCTACGGCAGCCGTGGCCGGTGTCGCCGCGCTGGGCGCTGTGCTTGGGCAGTCAATCAAAGAGGCGCAGTCGGCGCAGGAAGTTACCGCGCAGCTTGACGCGGTGCTTAAGTCTACCGGCGGTGCGGCGGGAATGACAAAGGACGCGCTCGAAGCGAACGCGCTGGCACTGTCAAAGGTGACGCGCTTCGAGGATGACGCGATCCTAGCGGCTAATGCCGTGATGCTCACCTTTACCAATGTCGGTAAAGACATTTTCCCGCGAGCAACCCAGGCAACGCTTGACCTGTCAACCGCTTTCGGCATGGATTTGCAAAGTGCCACGATGATGGTGGGTAAGGCGCTGAATGACCCCGTCGCCGGGATCACGGCGCTATCTCGCGCGGGCGTACAGTTCACCGCTGACCAGAAAGAGATGATTAAGGGGATGGTTGAAGCGGGCGACGCGGCGGGCGCTCAACAGTTAATCCTGGCAGAGCTTGAGAAGCAAATAGGCGGCTCGGCAGTTGCGGCGGGTTCCACCATGACGGGGCAAATGGAGATTATGAAAAACGCGCTGGGCAATGTCAAAGAACAGATTGGCGGCGCGCTCTTGCCTGTGCTCACCGAAATGCTCAACAAGTTCGGCCCCGGCTTTATCGAGATGGCGACACAGTTCGCTGACTGGTTTGTAACGAAGGGCCTCCCAGCGCTCCAATCGTTCGGGCAGTTCATCGAAACAAAAGTATATCCGGTACTGGACAAGTTCGGTAAGTGGTTCGAGGTGACAATCCTTCCCCTGCTCGTTGGGTTCATCAACTTCATAATTCAAGACGTGATCCCGGCTCTGGACACCTTCGGGAAGTGGATGGACGCTAACGTATTCCCAGTACTGCGCACCTTGGCGCAACTATTCGGTGAAACGATTGTAGCCGACATCCAACTAGCCAAGGATGCTTTCGAGGGCATGAAGGGTGTAGTTCAGGGCGTGATCGACTTTATCACAAAGCTGATTGACGGTGTGAAAACGGCGCTTGATTGGCTCTCAAAGCTGGCCGGCGCGGGCGGTGGAACGGGCGCATACGGTGGAACACCAAGCGCGCCTGTAGGCGGCGGCGGTTACGGTGTTACTCCACCGAAGGGCGGCGGCGGCGGGTACGGCAACACGAACACCCGCGGTATGCTGGGCCTCGGCAACGGCATGAACGTCGTCATCAACATCAACGCACCCGGCGGCAACCCGCGCGCTGTGGCGGCGGCGGCTAACAACGGCGTGCTCCAAGCGGCGCG